ATATTTCAGATTCTATCATTCCCATTCAAGCTTCCGCGCCTATTACCGCACCTATCGTTCAAGAAGAACCGCAACTTGAGAAACCACAAGAACAACCAAAGCAAATTGATCTCGCAGACCAAAACAAGCCAAGCAAGGGAATGGTTGAAGAGGCACTAAAGGGATTGAAGTGGCGCGAAGAATACAACCGAGGAGGAACAGCGGTCGGAGTTGCACGCGCTCGCGACATCAGCAACGGAAAGAACTTGTCAGACGACACCGTTAAAAGAATGCACTCGTTTTTTTCACGACACGAAGTTGATAAAAAGGGACAGGGTTTTCAACAAGGTGAAGACGGCTTCCCATCCGCAGGCCGCATCGCATGGGCATTGTGGGGCGGAGACGCAGGACAGACTTGGGCCGCTGATAAAGTAAAAGGGATGCAGGCCTCGCAACCCGAACAGATGAAAGTCTCGCTCGCCGTTCGCGATATGTTCGGACGCATTACCGGATTTGAAACAAAGCACGAACTCGTTATGCCGACTCCAGAAAAAGACGAAGAGCAAGATGACTTTATTGGTCGTTGTATGGTGAGCGGAACGATGACGAGCGAATATCCAGACGAGAGCCAGCGCGCCGCCGTCTGTATGGCGCAATGGGAGAAAAAATAAATGATCACACACGGCATAGCACTCGAAGCAAAAAAAGCACTCATCACCGGCGTCCATCAACCCGGCGACGAATATAGGATCGCGCTTTATAGTGCATCGGCAAAGATCGGGCCGACCACGAAAGCCTACACAACCGAAGGCGAGATCAAGGGCATGGGCTACACCGCCGGAGGCGTAACGCTCAAGGGACATCGCACAGGCATCATCGGCAAAAATGCTTTCATAACATTCGACGATGTTGTCCTAAAATCTGCAACATTCGCCGCAGGTGGCGCGATGATATACAATGCCAGCAAAGGCAACGCCGCGCTTTGCGTCCTCAACCTTGGAGCCGAGAGACATGTCTACGACGGCGCATTTGAACTCAAATTTCCCAAGCCAACTGAAACCACCGCATTGATTTTACTCGCTTAAATATGAAACCTAGCCAACCAATCGTGATCGACGGAGAAACCTACGATCTTTATACTTTAAATCTTGCCGTTACGTCTAAATATATAGGCAACGGGGGTGAAGATGCAAGTATTGCCATGCGTCTTGTGCCGACTAGAATCGACAATGGAGATGTGATTACAGCAGACGCCGAAGCTCGCGGACTCTCAATCGGAACACTTGAAGGAGCGGATGCCGTAACAACGCAAACCGCGCTCTCAATTCAATCCGCTTTGCAAACATTTATCGACGCGAAGGGACTTTAATCGATGGCAAACTATCGCGCCGTAGCTTCTGGAAATTGGAACACAGCAGCAACGTGGGGAGGCGGTGCAGTGCCTCCAAATGGTGCTGGTCATAGCATATATTCGAATACGTTCACAGTAACGGTGGATACGACTGTTGATGTTGCACTTATTACGAACCTCGCAAATGCAGGAACATTTGTTGGTGGTGGGACTGCCGCAGCAGGTGGATTATTTGCTTTAAACAATGGCGTATCACTAACGTCAACGACAATCCAAGCAGGCGCAACAGCAGCAAATTTGATTACGCTTTCAGGGACAGCTTCCGCCTCTATAAATGGAGCAATAATAGGAGGATCTACAGGTAGTGCAAATTGCATAACGCATTCCTCTTCTGGAACGCTAACAACGACAGGCACTATTACATCGTCGACAGGCAATAATTCTCATGGAATAACAGTTTCTGGAAACGGAACATTGAATGCGACAGGCGATATCTCAAGCTCCACTGGAGCGGCATCTGGCGTTAATATAACAAGTGCCGCCGCTACCGTTTCGATTACTGGAAATTTGATAGCAGGAAGCGGAGGCGCAGCAGTTTCAAATACTTCAACTTCTAGCGTTACCGTCATCGGAAATTTTACGGCATCATTATCTTCCAATGCATTTACATCTTCAAACTCCGGCGCAACGAACAGATTATCCGGATCGTTTATTTCAGCGGCAAACGGATATGCTGCGATTTATGCTGTCAAGTATTTCTTAAACACATCTCCAACAGCCGCAAAGACTCGATATGCATTGAACGGATCGAGCACTTACCTCGACATGTTTACCGCAGACAACAGCCTAGGCCAAGCCGCGATTACCGACGTGCGTTTCGGAACGGTCTACGCAAGCGGAGCTTTGACGGGCGTTGCATATATTCCATCAGCAGGATCGGTCGCATTCGGCGTGCCTGTCGACAACACCACCGGCACGGCAACGCTGACCGCCGCCAACGTGCGAGCCGCAATAGGCTTGGCAACAGCCAACCTCGACACGCAACTTGCCGCGATCCCAACCGCCATCACAAATGCGAACGCAGTATGGGACGAGTTGATGTCCAACCACACAACCGCTGGCACATTCGGAGGAAGGATCGTGCGATCAATAAATGCGAACAACGAACTGCAACTCAACGGATCGCATCACGCCGCCGCAGTCGTTCACGATTTTCAAGCTGCCGTAATTCAGTCCGCGGCCTTCGCTACAAGCGCAGTAACGCTTTTCACAGGCGCAATGCGAGCCGAACTAACGCCAGAACTTACGGAGATAACCGAGGTTCACGCGATCCACGGACTTGACATCGCAAATGCACTCACGGTCACGCCTACGAGCAGGACATCGGGAGCGATCACGCAAGCGATCACCGGAGACGGCACAACGAACACCGTAGTAACTAGGGTCTAGGTTTATGCTAGCTTCCCTGCTCATCGCTACGCAGGGCTTAATGCCAAGCCCGACGCCGTTATCTATCGGCGTTCAGGGCTTGCTGTTTATTCCGGTCGTTCCGCCGATCAATCCGATCGATCTGCCAGGAGGCGGAGGACGGGAGCGCGAGGAGCGCAAAGTCACAATCAAGGTTCGCGGCAATCGTCTTGTCTTCTCGGTTGCGAATGTCGAAGCGTGCGCTGGTTCGCGCATTCAAGTTGCAGGTTCGTCTTGCTTCACTAATGCTGGCGAGGCAGGACTTTCGATCAGCGCAAAAACAACGGTGCTTGGTAGTCGCAACCATGCTGGCGTGAGTCGCGCAGGGCTTTCTATTTCCAGCACGTTCAACGTCATCGGGTGCGAAGAAGAAAACGAGTTGGAAGTTTATTTGATGGCGCAAGCCGCGATGGCACTGATGGGCGACTAATTGACATCCGCGCCTTCGCATGGATGTCATCGAAGGCGTATCAATAATTTCAATCGGCGAGGCTAAAGGCCACGGGCTATACGTTGACGAGCAGACTTTGATGGAAGTCAAAACGTGCGCGGAGTCATACAAGGGCGGCGTTAAGGTCAATCTGGATCACGGCGCAGGGATCAAGGACATCGTCGGTTTCGTGAACAATTTCCGCATCGTCGGAAATCAACTCTTGGGAGATCTCAACCTACTCGAAACATCGCCAATGCGAGATTACGTCTTGGAGATTTCAAGCAAACTCCCTGACACCTTCGGCATCAGCATCGCCTTCAGCGGCCCGATCCGCGAAGTGGATGGAATGGACTTCGCAAGTTGTACTGAGCTTTACAGTGCCGATCTCGTGCAAACACCAGCCGCAAACGCGACAGGTCTTTTCAGTTTTACAGCCAAGCAAGTTGACAGTTTTTCCAAACAAATGCCCGAAGATACCGCAACAACACCAATGCCCGAAGATTCGGGAGAATCCGAAGTCACAATCGTCGATCTTTCCAAGCGCATGAGCGCACTTGAAGAAGCTTTCGGTTCGATGAAAACCCAGATGGAAGCAATGATTCCAGCTGAAAAGCCAGTAGCCGAAATAAAAGAAGAAGTGGCCGCTGAACTCAGCGTCATTTCCAAGCTCGAAGCAAAGCTCGACTCGATCATCTCCAACTTCGGAGCCGCTCCAGTAAAGGCATCGGTCATCGCTGAAGAAAAAGCAGTCGAAAAATTCGACCTCAAATCAGTCATCGTCCAGAAGACCGAGGAACTCGGCAGCCGCACCGAAGCTATCCGCTTCGCAATGCGCAACCACCGCGAAGCCTACATCGAGGCCCGCGACAACAACGAACTCAACTTTTAATCCCACCTATTTATGGCAACACAAAACGACAACGGTATCCGAAGCTTCACCTTCGCATCCGCGATCACCGCGAACACGCTCGTGAACATCACCGGCGCAAACGCTGCGCAAGCAGCATCAACCGGCGCAAACGCCATCGGAGCCGTCCAAGCTGACGTAGCCGCTGGTGGACAAGGAGCCGTTAAACTATTTTTCCCAACCCAATTCGGAATCCTTTCCGCAATCGCTACAGCCGGTAATACCGTCTTCGCAGTTACGAGCGGATTGGTCGTCGGAACATATGCCAACGCTTCAACCGTGACTCTCGGAGTTGCGATCAACGGCGGCGTTTCTGGTGATGTCATCGAATACGTCCCTAAATTCATCCAATAACCAACTACTAATATGGCACTCTCATACACAACAATCCGCGCCGATATCGCGCAGGCCGTCTTCGAAGGTCTGTCGAACAAAAATAATTTGTTCATCGGAACCGAAGTCATGCCAGTTTACTCGTCCGACGTTAAGTCCGGCGCGTACCTGAAGCTGAACATCGGTGATTCTGAAACTCTCAACGACGACGTTCTGAAGATCGCCGCTGGTGCTGGATATCCCCGCACAAGCCGCCGGTTCACGAGCGATTCTTTCGACGCGATTGAGTACGGACTCGAAGAGGTTCTTCCTGACTCCAACCGCCGCGATCTCGACAGATTTTTCGACACCGAGGTGAACATCGCTTCGATGCTCCTCCGTCAAATCCAAATCAGCCACGAGGCTCGTGTTGCTACAGCAGCATTCGCCGCCAACGGTCTGACCGCGATTAGCGCGACCGCAGCATACACAGAGGCCAACATCACCAGCTTCAATGTTCCCGGTGACGTTGCAGCAGCTAAGTTGGAACTCGCCAAATATGGCGTTCTTCCAAATACGCTCATCATGTCCATGCCTGTGTTCGAGCGCATCCGTCGTTCAACATTTGTGCAGAACCAGTTCTTCGGCGTTGTTCCATCGAATCAAAGCCGTCTCTTGAGCGAAGGCGAAGTTGCCGCCGCTGTCGGCGTTGACCGCGTTCTCGTAGGCCGCGCACCAAAGAACAGTGCCGCAAAGGGTCAAGCCTACGCCGGTGGATTCATCTGGTCGAACACCTACCTCGCACTTGCCACAACCTCCGGCGGAGATTTCTCCGGTGGCGGATTCGGTCGCACGATTGTATGGGCAGCAGATAGCCCCGTGCCTTTCGTTTCCGAAACCTACCGCGACGAGGCCCGCCGCGCTAACGTCCTCCGTGTTCGTCAGAACTCAGCTGAGAAAGTTATCGACGGATCCAGCATCATCCGCATCACAACGGGATTCGCTTAAGATTCCCGCAAGTTAGCATCGAAGAAGCCACCTCGAAAGGGGTGGCTTTTTTGTTTTGTTGACATATACATCAAGGGTAAACATGAACCAAAAAAAGAAGCTGGTCGCAGGGCTTATCTGTGGCAACGAAGAACCGCGCATCGAGCGATGCATAAAGTCGCTCAAACAAATCTGTGACGAGATCGTTATCGTCCGAGCAATTGGAGCACTCGTACCAGATCGCACGCTCGACATCGCCAGGGAACTCGGTTGTTACGTTGACGAATATCTCAACTCTCCGCTGGTCGCAGATTGGGAGCACCTCGACAACTTTGGCGAAGCTCGGAACAAAGCATTCGCCAAGGCTTACGAACTCGCAGGGAAAGACGGCTGGGTTATGTGGGCAGACTGCGACGACATAATTGAACCGGCAATGGTCGCGCCAACGCTGACCGCTCTTGAAGAATGCCCACCGGAACAAGATTGGATTCTCACCGACTACGTTATTCCAGAGCAGGGCAAACGCGCACCACGCGAGCGATTCTTTCGTTACCACACGGCATGGTGGCATCGGCCGGTGCATGAGAACGCGCAGCCTACAAAGGACGTGCAGGTCTGTATGCGGCGCGATCTTGAAATCATACACCAACCGCCAATAGGTCATAGGAACAGCAGCGAGCGCAACCGCAGAATCTTGATGCACCAAGATCGGATGACTTCGCATTTCAAATTCTATTTGCACTACGAGAACTTCATCGCAGGAAACAAGGAACTCGCTGCAAAATATGGATCGGAGGCATTGGCCTTGAGCGATCTCGACGGTGTGAACCGCTACGAAATCCTTTTAAATTGCGCCAACATTACGAGCGGAGAAACATCGCTAAACCTAGCACGCAAGGCCAAGGCACTTGAGCCGAACCGCCGCGAAGCCTGCGGGCTGGAAGCCAGCATCCTGCTTGACGAGAAAAAATATCAAGACGCTTTAAAAGTGGTAGAAGAAATGCTCAAAGTGCCGACGCCTAAGTTCCCACAATGGACGCACCGAAAAGAGTGGTACGGTTGGAAGGGCGATCAACTCTACGCATGGACGCTCCGACTGCTCGGAC